CAACGTAACGGGATCGGAGCGCAAGCGCCTGGTCCAGACCATCGCAAGGACCCTTGAGGTCAAAGCGAAGTATCTCGGAATGCCGAGCATGGCATACGAGATCGACACCTACACCGTCGACAAAGACGGCACGCTGTCCTTCAGCGACAGGAATGACACCGAAGAGGTGGAACGGCTTCTCGAAGCGGTCTTTGCAGAGGGCTTCGAGTGCGAACCCCGCGAAGGGTTCACCGGGGAAAGCGGCGCTGCGGCGGATGAAGCCGCGGGGCTTACGGTAGGCGTACCGCTCGACAAGGTGAACGCCGGCAACCTTACCAGGCTGCTTGAGGCAAAGGGCGGTCTTATCAGAAAGGCGCTGGGCGTCGAAGACATCCGCATCAAGATAAAGGACGACCGCGTGGAATTCCCCTGGTTCACGGACCTGCCTTCGCCGGATGAGGTCAAAGCGTACACGCATTTCATCGCGGCGCTCTGCGAGATGAGCAGGAACGCGGTAAGGGTGACGGCGAAGGAAAAGGAAGTCGACAACGAGAAATACGCTTTCCGCTGCTTCCTTCTGCGCCTCGGCTTCATCGGCGAGGAGTTCAAAACGGAACGGAAGATCCTGCTGAAGAACCTTTCCGGCTCCTCGGCTTTCAAGAGCGGTGCGAAAAAGGAATACGCGCCCGGTCTTGATCCGGTCCCCACGCCGGAGAACACGGTGCCTTTCGATGTGGAAGAAGCGAAAAGACGGCTGCAGGACCCCGCCGTGCAGGCGGAGATCAGGGCGATCATCAACGGAGAGGAAGGTGACGCGGAATGATGCCTTTCATTTCACAGTCTGCGCTGCTCCGGCTGCGTGAGATCTACAAACCCGGCACAAGGGTCGAACTTGTAAAAATGGACGATATCCAGGCGCCGCCTCCGGGTACGCGCGGAACCGTCCGCGGAGTCGACGACATCGGCTCGATCATGGTGAGCTGGGATACGGGCGGAAGCCTGTCGGTGGCTTACGGCGAAGACGTCTGCAGGGTGGTGAGCGAAGATGACTGACAAGGTAAAGGAACAGATCCTCGCCGTCCGGGACACGGGGCTGACCAATATGTTCGACCTCCGCGCCGTGCAGCGCATCGCGTATGAGATGGATTTCTACGAACTGGTGACTTTCATCGAGGAGGAGAAAGCCGCGTATGTGCGGTTCATCCTCACCGGCGAAACGGAATAACGTACACAGTTTCCGAGCCGGATATTTGTGCAGTATATTTCGCTGAAATGACTTGATATTCCGGGCGTTCAGAGTGATATATACACTAACAAAACGAACGGAGGACGAACCGATGACCATCAACGAAGCCATGAGAAAGTACAGACTGCCGAACCCCTCGACCCCGGAGGATCTGGAGACCAGCTGGAGCAAGGTGCTGACCTTCGGAGACAGAGTCCTGCTTGCCGGACACTACTACAACGGCGTGAACAAGCCCTGCTTCTTCGCAGCGGTTTACGAATTCCTCGACGATGAGGAGAAGCACGACTGCGAAAGCGCCGTCGGCCTTTACGCGGCAAGCGAGGTCGAGTTCGAGGATGACGGACACGCCATTGCCTGGGCGATGAAGCAGTAAACAACGGTAACCGAATACCCGCGGGACATGAGCCTAATGGCTCTGTTCCTCGTTATGAAGGGTCTCGCCGACAGCGGCGGAGGCTCATTTTTTATGCTTTTCTGAAAGGAGGACGCCATGCGGAAACTGAAAAAGTACACCCCCACAAGGTTCATGGCGGAGACCTCCCGTTACGACAAGGCCGCAGCGGACTACGCGGTCATGTTCATAGAGTCCCTCTGCCACACCAAAGGCACCTGGGCGGGAAAGCCGTTCGAGCTTATCGACTGGCAGGAGCAGATCGTCCGCGACCTGTTCGGCGTTCTTAAGGAGAACGGATACCGCCAGTTCAATACGGCGTACATCGAGATTCCGAAGAAACAGGGCAAATCGGAACTGGCCGCCGCCATCGCGCTTCTCCTAACCTGCGGAGACGGCGAGGAACGCGCCGAGGTGTACGGCTGCGCCGCCGACCGCAACCAGGCGAAGATCGTCTTTGACGTCGCCGTGGATATGGTGCGGTTCTGTCCGGCGCTCTCCAAGCGCGTGAAAATACTGGAGTCGCAGAAAAAGCTCGTCTACAAGCCGACCAACAGTTCCTACCAGGTGCTGTCAGCGGACGTGGCGAACAAGCACGGCTTCAACACCCACGGCGTCATTTTCGACGAGCTGCACACGCAGCCGAACCGGAAGCTGTTCGACGTCATGCTCCAGGGCTCCGGCGACGCGAGGATGCAGCCGCTGTACTTCCTTATAACCACGGCGGGCAACGATACCAACTCCATCTGCTGGGAGGTGCATCAGAAAGCCATCGATATCCAGGAGGGGCGCAAGCACGATCCGACCTTCTACTCCGTGATATACGGGGCGAAGGAGGACGAGGACTGGACAGACCCCAAAGTGTGGAAAAAGGCGAACCCGTCCCTCGGCATCACGGTCGGCATCGACAAGGTGAAAGCCGCCTGCGAATCCGCGATGCAGAACCCCGGCGAGGAGAACGCCTTCCGGCAGCTCCGCCTCAATCAGTGGGTCAAGCAGTCGGTCAGATGGATGCCGATGGAAAAATGGGACGCCTGCGCGTTTCCCGTTTCCGAGGACGACCTGGAAGGGCGTGTCTGCTACGGCGGACTCGACCTCTCCTCCACAACGGACATCACGGCGTTCGTCCTGGTGTTCCCGCCCGGAGACGAGGACGGCAGGTACGCCGTTCTTCCGTACTTCTGGGTGCCGGAGGAAACGCTCGAACAGCGTGTTCGGCGCGACCACGTTCCGTATGACCTGTGGGAGCGGCAGGGCTTTATCATGACCACGGAGGGCAATGTCGTTCACTACGGCTACATCGAAAAGTTCATCGAGAGCCTGGGCGATCGCTTCAACATCCGCGAGATCGCCTTCGACAGATGGGGCGCTGTTCAGATGGTGCAGAACCTTGAGAACATGGGCTTCACGGTAGTTCCTTTCGGACAGGGCTTCAAGGATATGTCGCCGCCCACGAAAGAGCTGATGAAGCTGACCCTTGAGCAGAAGATCGCCCACGGCGGGCATCCCGTCCTGCGGTGGATGATGGACAACATATATGTGCGGACTGATCCTGCCGGGAACATCAAGCCCGACAAGGAAAAGTCAACGGAGAAAATAGACGGTGCCGTGGCGACCGTTATGGCTCTTGACCGGGCTATCCGCTGCGGCAATGACACGGCCGAGAGTGTTTATGACACCCGCGGTCTTTTGTTTATCTGAAAGGACGGTGATCTATATGGGAATATTCAGCGGACTGTTTCGGTCGAGGGATAAGCCTGAAAACAGGACTCCCGGCAGCAGCTACGCCTTTTACATGGGCGGCTCGTCCGCGGGCAAGATCGTGAATGAACGCTCTGCCATGCAGATGACGGCGGTATATGCCTGTGTGCGTATCCTGTCGGAGGCTATCGCAGGACTGCCTCTCCATATGTACCGCTACAAGGAGGACGGCGGCAAGGAAAAAGCCATCGACCATCCGTTATACCTTCTGCTCCATGACGAGCCGAATCCTGAGATGAGTTCATTCGTGTTCCGTGAAACGCTGATGACTCATCTTTTGTTATACGGCAATGCCTATGCGCAGATCATCCGTAACGGCAAGGGCGAGATCATCGGACTGTACCCGCTCATGGCAAACAAGATGAGCGTCAACCGCGACACCAACGGGCAGCTCTACTACCAGTACACTCGCTCCTCGGATGAAGCGCATCTTGCCAAAGATGACACGGTCGTGCTGATGCCGTCCGATGTGCTGCATATTCCGGGGCTGGGCTTTGACGGGCTTGTGGGCTACTCGCCGATTGCGATGGCGAAGAACGCCATAGGGCTTGCGATTGCGACCGAGGAATACGGCAGCAAGTTCTTCGCAAACGGCGCTGCTCCCTCCGGCGTCCTGGAGCATCCGGGAACCATCAAGGACCCGGCAAAGGTCAGGGATGCATGGATGAGTCAGTTCGGAGGCAGTTCCAATTCCGGCAAGGTGGCTGTACTGGAGGAAGGCATGAAATACTCGCCCATCTCCATCTCGCCGGAGCAGGCGCAGTTCCTGGAGACCAGGAAATTTCAGATCAATGAGATAGCGAGGATATTCCGAGTGCCGCCTCACATGGTCGGCGACCTTGAGAAATCCAGTTTTTCCAATATCGAGCAGCAGTCGCTTGAATTCTTAATATATGAGTAGAGGCTTTCATAGTCTCTGCTCTTTCTTTATGATGAAGGTGATTGGCCTGACGTAATCTTGAATTGGGACACCACGCCCGGCGACAAATGTGTCAGCCCGCCTTCATCGTTCTACATTCGATTCAGCAAGTTGGGAAAGAATGCTTCTCCCGTTTAACGAAAGAATATGAGTGAACCCTGAAGAGCTGGATCCAATCATA